TCCTCACGACCTTGCCGAGTTCGAGGCGCGTGGCCCCGATGGTGGTCTTGAGATACACCTGCGTGGCGTAGCTCTTGTCCTCGCGCTCGCTGATCTTGGTGGTGATGTCATTCCACACGCAGAGATGCATCCCACTCTTCGCCCACATGGGGCAAAGGGTCGGATCATCCCCAGCACCCGGAATGCGCTCCGTGGTGATGAAGTTGATGCCCAGGAATGCCCTCACCCGGCCATCCACCAGCACCTTCGTGCTGTTGCTGTCGATGGTCTTGATGTCGGCCATGCCGAGCAGGTCTTCGTGCTGCGCTGCGGTGATCGCCATGAAGATCTGATCGTTGTCGAGATCGACCTCGTTCTCCATGAGAATCCGCTTGCCCTCGAGCAGTTGACCAATCTCGAGCGCGCCCGATGATCCGGCTGTCACAGTCTGCCCCGAAAAGGCTTCGTCCGTGGTGCCGTTCTCGCCGGTCTTCGACGTGCCGAAGAACGCACCGAGAATCTCGTCATCGATGGCACGGCCCATGGCATACGCGCCATTGACCGCATACGGAGACTGCGGATTGATGAGCATCCGCACCTTGTCCTGGTCATCGATGAGATCCGCCCACTCGTAGTCCACCGGGAAGACCCAGCGTGCATCGTGCGGGGTGGAGATCAGCGGCGTATCCGCATGGCGCGTGGTTCGCTTCTGCGCGTTGACTGCACCCACCTGCTCCACAGCCTTCGCTGCTTTGCCCGTGGCGGTGCTCGTCATCACACTGTCGCGGAGTTTCGAGCCCTTCTGCTGAAGCAGATGAGCGACGTTCGTCGAGTATTGCTGCACAAAGGCAGTCGTTACTTGGTCTGACATTGGGATAGTCCTCGAGTCATGGCGCAGATGCGCCTTGCGAGGCTTATCCGCCCGATGGCGGGGCCTTCATTGAATTGCACGGCTTCCAGGGCTTGCCCGAGTGCCACCTCGGGGCCGATGTCGTTGGCTGGAAGGCTTGCCCGGTTGCCACACCGGGGCCGTGGTTCAATGGTCTAACTGTGGTTCACCCCTCCCCGTATCACGGCTTTTCGCTACTCGCAACCTCGGGGTGGGCTAAAGAGTGCAATCGGGTCATCCGGGCCACAGCCTCGGGACGCCCGTCCAGGTACTGGCCCATGAAATCCTGATCCAAGGTCAGGTCTGCGATCTTCGCCTTGGCCGCTGCTGGGGTCATGCCAAACGTGCTGCCGGCACCCGTGTCCTGCTCCCGGTCATTCGGCATCGCGTGCTCCCCCAATCCTCGGCCAATCTCAGCCGCCAGTTCCAGCAGTCCCCGCTTGCCCAGGGCGCTCTCGAGCTTGTCCAGCGTGCCGTTGTCCAGGTTGAACTGCTGCGCGAATTTGCGACCCGCCGCTATGTTCTCCTCCCAGGCACCGCCCCATTCCTTCCGCAGAGCCTGCTCGTCTGCTGCATTCTGCTCCGCACGCTGCGCGGCAAACTCCTGGCTCACCTCGTCCAGCCGCCCGTTGTACTTCGCGTAGATCGTCTGCGCCTGCGCCTTCGACAGACCCGCCTCGTGGGCCCAGGTCGCCAGATCAGGCGTCAGGTCAATCCCACCCTCGGGCACCTCGGGCCCGCTGAACTCGTAGCCGCTCGGGTCTTCCGGTCTGCCCAGACGGCTGTACACCGCGCCCCACTCCTCAGCCCCCGCATCCTCTTTCGGGAGGTGCAGGATCTGGTCTGCGGGTGCGCCCATCGACTTCTCGAGGTTCCGGTAGCTGTCGAGCATCTGCTCGGCCCCCGTCCACCCCTTGTTCTCCACGTAGCCCTGGGCATCCTCGCCCAGTCCATCAGTCCAACTCGGCGCACTCACCTCGACCTCGGGTGCGCTCTCAGCCGGTGCCGGTGCTGCTTGCTCCTCGGCCATCCTCTTCCTCCGCGGCGTCAGTACAGGGGACGCCTTCCCCGTTGTTCTGGTGAGCCCACCAGGACTCGCCGCACTTCTCACAGTGGAGTTCCGGCCCAAAGCGGTGGGGGTGCGCTTCCCGGTCGTGGCACCCGCACGCCCGCGAGTACTCGCCGCGCCTATTCTTCAATGTCCGCTTGCTCCTCCATCTCGGGGATCTCGTTCAGCGCCCGATATCCCTGGATTCTCAGCCACACCTGCCGCCGCCCCTCCAGTTGCGCCGTGCCGTGCGAGTCGCCTTCGACGTGCGTGGTCGCGTTGGCGTGACAAAACCGCTCAAGATCCGCCAGCACCTCGCTGGCCCGTTCCCCGCCAAACGTCTCCCGGTATGCCTGCGCCCGCGCGAGCAGCGCATCACGTAACGCCAACGCCTGCCTCCGCTGGCAATGCCGCCTGCGCCTGCGCCATGTCCTTCATGGCCGGCGCTGCCTGCGTCATGCCCTCGAGCATCTGCTGCTGCTGAGCCTGCTGGGCCTGCTGCGCCTGGATCTCTTCCATCTCGTCCGGCGTCCGCAGGATGTCCGTGGGCGCTCCGTTGATCTCAGCCGCGAGGCGAATCACCTCGTCCGGCTTGAAGATGGCGAGGACGCTGGGGTCAGCCTGGGCAAACGGGGCGGCAATCTCCAGCGTCCTCTGAATCCCCACCAGTTCCTCGCTGCGCTGGAAGCGCATAGCGGGGCTCTCGTAGGTGATTTCGTACTCGCCCTCGGCCTCGGCCAGGACGGCAGGGAGCGGGGGCAGGAATCCTTGCCGGCCCAGAATGTGGAACTCCCGGTGAATCTGCGGGCCAAGCATCTCGGACTGCTGCCGGCCCACGGTGGGCGCAAGCAGTTGCCCCTTTTCCTGGGCGCGGATCAATGCCTCGGTTGCCGTCATCTGCGGCTGCTCAACCAGTATCTGAAAGAGGGTCACGAGGAAAGCATCATTGATGACCTCGCGCTCTTTCTCGAGCATCCCCTCGGTAATGTCGAGCCGTGCTCCCGTCTGGAGCGGCACCACCAGCGGCCTGCCCTGGGCATCGACCCCGCCATAGTTCAGCCCACCGGGGGTCAATCTGACTTGTTTGGAGCCGGTGCCCAGGACGCCATCGTCATGGAGCAGCAGCGGCGGGTCTACGATCTTGTGCCCGCTGCGAATGAAGGTCTTCTGCATCTCCTGCGCCATCTTGATCGCAGGGAGCACGAGCATCGCCGGGCTGCGGCCGTACATCTCGGTGGGGTTCACCGTGTACCGCGAGTACATATACGGGAACTCTTCGTAGCCGCCTTCGTCGACCATCGCCTTGTCTTCGATCGATATGTGGTAGGACAGCCAGGGCATCCCCTCGTAGTCCTTGCGATCCATGTCGCGGCCCTCGCGCGGACTCACCACATGCACGAAGTCGAACTGCTTGAAGTGGTTGTCCGGGCTCGAATACGCCACGGCGACCTTGGGCGGCAGCTTGTCCTCGCCCCACTCCTGGGCGGCAGCCTTCGCGCTCATGGTGTACTTCCGGTAGACCGTGTCCACCTTCCGGGCCGGGTCGAGTTCGATGTAGACGCTGCCCACGTGACACTGCACGTAGCGCACGCCCGCGCCGTTCTTCGGCTCGTCAACGAACAGACACGCATTGCCAAACGCGCCGAGCGACTTGTAGCCCTCGTGCATCTGCGCGTAGTACCCGGCCTTCGGTGAGTTGCGCGCCTGGAACATGATGCGCGCCACTTCCTCGAACCACTTCTTCACGGCCGGGTCATCGTTCAAATCTTCGTTCGTCGCCCGCAACGTGTGCCACTTTTGACTGCGCGGCGTCAGCATCGACTCCATAGCTGCCGCAAACTTCTCGAGGGCCAGGGCGGCCGTAGCATCGTAGATCTTCGTGCTGCGCTTCTCGCCCACAGCCCTGGCCGTGAGGAACTCGTCAGCCGCAGGCCAGACGCGCTCCGCCACCTCTCCCCAGTGGCTGTCCCAGTTGTGCCGGCGGCTCTCCAGTTCGCGGAGCCTCCGCAGGCAGTCCTCTACGGATTTCGCCATTGCCTAGTACCCGGTCAGCAGTTTGCGGCCGGTATTGGCTTGACCGGGGACGCCGAGCGGGGAACCGCTCAGGATCGTGGAGGCACGGCCACCGCTCCCCTGCCTACGCCTTCGCATCTCGGCCTCTTTCTCGGCGCGGATGGCCCCCTCGTTGCCCATCTCGGCCGGGGGCTCCGGGGGTGCGGGCGTCTTGTTCTTCTGCGACAGGGCGAGCCCCGTCTGCGCTGCACTCGAAACGAGCGCGAATGCAAGGATTTCCGGTAGTCCCATGGTGTCCCCCTAACCCAACAGCGTGCGCGCAGACGCTTGTCCGCTCCGCAGCCCCAGTGGTTCCAGTACGTTCCGCGCACGTAGCACGCGCCTTGTCGATCCGCCGCCGCCAGTCGATTGATCCCGCGCCGTGGCCCTGCGCTGCTCGGCTGTGCGTGCCCGTGCAGCTAGCCGTCCCTCACTGGGGCCAGCCTGCCCGCCCCGTGCGCCGCCCCCACGGCGGTCGAGGCGAAGCAACTCAGCCGCACGGGCAGCTTCAGGTAGCGGTCTGCTCAGCAGGTGCCGGTCAGCGAGTTCCTGCTCGTAAGCCTCCTGGCCTCCAGCGCGTTCTATGTGCCCGAGTTCCGCTATGCGGTTCTGAAATTTCCTCTGCTGCGCCTCGTACCAGCGCCGGTGAGTGAGCATCTGCGATCGGTACGTTTCCCCAGCAAACGAAGCCGGGCCCAGCCCCTGCGAGTGGAACGGGTTCCTTTTGTTGAGTTCGCCCAGGGCGCTGCTCTGCATCAAGTTGTTCCCGCCTGGACGCTCGCCCAGGTATCGGGTGTTCCTGTTCTCCCCCGTCAGTTCTCGGTCGATCCGGCTGACGATACCGCCCGCCGTGCCGGCCCAGGTACGCAGGCTCTCGGGGTCATCCCAGTCCACCTCACCGTAGATGCCACCCGATGCCCACTTGTTGGCTGGGGTGAATTGACCCGTGCGCCACGTGGGTTCCGCAGCGTGCTCAGCGTGCGGCATCAGACCACCCCCAGTTCGCGGTAGGCACCCACCGGGCTCGCCGTCCAGCCTCGATGCGTCAGGAAGCGGGTGAGCAATCGCTTGCGAACCCACGGGAAGTCGCCGTCACCGCCCGTCACCACCCACAGCCGGGTAGCGCCCATGAGTTCAGCGATCACCTCGAGCGCAGTCATCTGGCGGGGCGTGCCCAGGTGCCCGCGTGCCTCGGGTGACGCGCACACGTGGAGCATCACTGCGGCTCCCGGCAGCGGCACGAACCACGCCAGCACGTCCTCGCCATAGCGCACCCAGGTCGCTGTCTCTGCCTCATCCTCGCTGACCGTGCGCGGGTAGCCCCATGCGGCTACGTCGCGCAGGCACTGGCTGGGGTCGAAGGCTTCGCGGAAGAATTGAGCGCCCATCAGAGGATCGCCTGCGTTTGGCTGGGTGTGCTGCGGTTGCGGTTGGCGGGGATCAATGCCTCGCGGCCCTCGCCGCCGCCCATCAGCGCATACTCAGCCGCCTCCACCGGGTGGGAGTAGATGTTCTTGTCCGGCAGGTCGGTGTAGCGTTCGCTGCCTGCGATCTTCAGGCGACGGTACGCGAAGCCACCCATAAGCCCCTTGCGTACCATCTTGGCCTTGGGGCTGACCTGGAGGGCGGGCTTGCCGTCCATGCAGATCCGCCTTGCAGGGTTTGCAATGGCCGCACGCCGCAGGTCTGGCGAGTTGCTCGAGCAGGGCTGGGCAGGAATGCCCGCAGCACGCAGGATGCGGATGGGCGTATCCTCGGTGGCTTGGCCCTGGGCACTGCC